CATCATTATCAGCACTAAAAAATTCAATCACACTACCATTAGCGAACGTATATTTAAAATCAGATGCATTCCACCTCATATCTAAATACCTATTTGTCGCTATCATTATCTTTTTAAAGTCTTTCATAGCACCTCTTTTAAGGTGTGGTATAGATTCAGCAACGATTGATATTTCTGTGTTAGAATACTTAGCAGCAATATGTATAAGGATAGGTAGTATTCCAAAAGTTTTACCTGCTGAAGTACCACCTTGAATCCCTTTAACAAATTTATCTAATTTGCGTATTTTCTTTATAACTGTTGTTAGCTTAAAATCACTCATCTATTTCCTCATCTTCATCATCATTAAATAATGGCTGTTCAACGTGTGCTATCTCTTGCTTATCAACTAAGTTATTTAACCTTTGCGTTATGCTAGGGTTGTATATTCCTGCCATACCTCCAGCAATTTGATCTGCTCTAACTTCTCTCCTTATACGCGTACAGATAGTTGAAAATCGCTTATATCTATTATTTGAATTAGCGAAATAATTTGATAAATCTTTAATAATTCCAGCATCTGCACAATAGTTTTCAAACCCCTCTATTGTTAAAGGTCGTTCTAACTCACTATATTCACTCCTGCCATCTTTACCTACAAATGTATGCTTTAATATAGGATTGTTTTTAGTGTGTCTTTTATACTCTTGGAATAATTCCCATAAATGTTGTGGGTCTTTTATTTTGTTTGGTCTACCTTGTTTGTTTTCCATAGTTTAATTATTACAATACATAAATAATGCTTTATGATAAAGCTGGAAAGTCTCATCTATATGTATAGATAACTGGCAATATTCAAACACTTCTATTATTCTAATACTCATTGTATAATTTTGTTAGTTCTTTTATTCTATTCCTCCAACAATCAGGGCAACTGCTTAAAGGTTCGTTAATGTTAAATACTCTATTGTATATCTTTAGTAGTTCCCTTTGTTGACTTGGTGCTAGTGTGTTTGTTTTAGATTCAAAGAATGCTGTTAGATAGTTGTATTCTTCTTCTTGTAAGCACTTAGGCTGTTTGTAAGGAAATAAGTTGTTTAAGATGTCTTTTCTTTTGTCGCAACCGCAGTCCTCTCCTGCAATAAATTTAACTACTTTATCTACACCTGTTGCATTTAGCACTTTTTCAACTGTATCACCTAAACCTTTACTTCTAGGTTTACGTTTTCTTGTTTGTTTTGGTTTATTTTCTTCCATTGTTATATTAATTCAAAATCTCTGTTATAGTAATCATCGTAATCTTCTCCTACGTTTTCTCTTAATCTTTGTTTACATTTCTTTATAGTCCAAAATATAGTTGTTACACTTATACCTGTATCTTCTGCTAGTTTTCGCATAGACTTACCTTCGTTTAGGTAAATCTCAAACAGTAACTTATCTGCCCAATGCCATGATTCAATCTCTCCATTTACTTTATCATTTAGCCTACTTTGAGCAGATAGTTCTTCGTTACTTGTGTTTAAGGCTTCTAATCCTTTGCAATCTTCTATGTCTATATAATTAACCTTATTACTTTGTTTTTGTTGATTGTAGTATAAGTTTCTTAAAGTTAACCATACATACGATTTGTTTAGTTTACCGTTGTTAGTTATGTTCTCTAGTTTAGTGTACTTGTTTAGTTTGATGTACATCTCTTGAACTATATCTTCGCAGGTATTATGCTCTCCGAATGTTTTCACTATATGTACCCATTCGTTATGATGCTTTGCTAATTCGTTTAAAAGTTTCACGTTTTTTTTGACGTAAATATAATCATTATTTTGATTAAAAGTTAAACAAATATAAAAAAAAGGCTAACTTATTAGTCAACCTCTCTATACTCTTCTTTATACAATTCTAATACTTTTATTGTTTTGTCAATATCACTTAGCCATTGACCTTTCTTTCTACATCTTACTATTCTTTTTATTACGTCAAACTCCCATGCATTTAGTTTATGGTCTTGAGCGAACTTGTAAAGACTTCCGTTGGTGTTATCGTAGTGTTCATTCATATTTCTATAAAATAAAATTTAGGGTATTTAATTAATTCATCTTCAAATCTAAAGTAGTAGAAATTTGCATCTTCTGAATCTACTTCGTAGTTGTGTTTGTACTTCAGGTATTTAGTATTATGCTCTACTATACATTTAACTCTTTTCTTCATATCATTTAATTTAATAACATTAAAACGTTTTCTTATTACTCGTTAGGGCAATACTTACGTATCAATTTGAAAATTTCATTTAAGTCTGTAAAATGAAAAGAATCATCACTACTTAGAGGAATAAAACCAACTGTAAATCCATGATTTGCTTTAAAGGTTTCTTTCACTCTTTTACCATTTACTTTGCAAATGTATATCCAAGGATAGTTAGCTGCAAATTCAACTTCTATACCTATCCTGTTAAGCCTTTTTTTAAGTATATCTAATCTTTCCATAATCGTTTTCTTATTACTCATTATGAATGACTATTGCACCTTATCGGGTATAAAATAGAATTATTCGTTATATATTATACCTTGTCGGGTATAAAAAAACACCCTACCGTTTAAGCGTTTAATAAATAGTTAATATTCATTCTTAGTAGGGTGCTTAGTTTATTCTAGAATGGTAAATTATCGTTTTCTACTTGCTCTTCTTTTGTTGCATTTACAATAGTTCCTGAGTTCCATACCACTTTCCCATTACCTAAGTATGTTTTAGGCTGTTTAGCTTCTCTTTCTTCTTTGCTTTGTGCTATTGATATACCTACGTTGTTACCGTAGTTTGTTTCATCGTTTACACTAATTGAAAGACTTAACCACTTTCTTCCATCTTTTTCAAAGATTCTTGAACTATCTATTTTTGATAGGTCGATACTTGCATTGATAATTGCACTCATATTTATTTATTTTTAACTATTAAACTTGATTTACTTGTTGTTACAGTAGGCATTTGTAATAACTCCCCTGTAGTTTCATCTAATGAACTTAAATTCATTTGCCTATTCTTATAAGCTGTCTTATACTTTTCTTCAATTAGCTTTAACTTTTCGTTAGCTTCTATCCATTCTGAAATATCTTTGAAGTTGTATCTAGTCGCACCGTTTCTAACTTCGTACTTTTGTCCATTGTGTGAGAATGTGCTTTGTCCATAGTGTTCTGCTTCTTCTATTGCTAAAGCATCTATTTGTTTTTTAGCTTCGTTAAATAGTGCTTCCATTTTCTTAAATATAGCAAAAGCATCTAAAGGATTAACACGACCTACTTCTACATCTGATACTATACCGTTAATGATTGATGTTACGTTAGGCATACCTACTTTACTAATTTGCTCTAACTGATCTTGAGATTGTTGTACGTTGTTGTATTCGTACTCTTCTCTTTCTCTGTCGATGTCTAAATGTTCATTCATATTTATTTGTTTTTATTGATTACTAAACTAAACAAGTAGTCTATTACTTGTTGATTTGTCTTTGCTTTTATTCCTTTTTTTGTCATTTGCTCTTTAACCATAGCAACGTGCAAAGGATTTAGTTCTATTATATTCTTCATTACATTACTTTTTAATTGAATCCATTAACTCTTTTATCTGTATAGTAGTAGCCATGTATTTCTTCCCTATTTGGTCTAATACTTCTTGCTGTGTACCTTTAGCAATAATTGATTTAACATTATCTGCTGTTAGTTGGTGCATCTTTGGCTTTTGTTCTACTTTAGGTGCTTGTTTAGTTTGCTCTCCTGATGCATCTGTATCTTTATCTGTCACTAATCCTAATATAGAACTTAATGCATAACGTCTAAGGTATGTAATAGCTGAACCTAATACTTGGTAATCATTCATTCCTTTTAACGTTACACCTTTAGGGATTTCTGTTAAACTTTCAATAGTTTCTCCACTTTCTGTATGGAATATGATAGTTTTAATAGTATCTCCCATTATAGGCTGCGTAAAGCCTAAATTATACTTTTTAAGTAGTGGATTAATTACTTCAAATATAGCAGGTAAATCTGCATAGGAGTAACCATACCCTTGAGTACCTTTGTGGATTACTGGTACTTCATTCTGAAATTCTGATAATGCTTTGTAAATCTTCATAACTTTGTTTTTAATTTCTACAAATATAATAATAATAATTATATTAATTACAATTCTTTTAACTTTTTTTTATATTCTTCAATAATTTCTTTTAGTTCCCCAACTGTGAACTTACGTGTAACATTAGATTTTGCTTCTAATTCATTGTATCTTTCAATCCCTATCTTTTCTATTAAGTTAGTACGATAGTTTATTAAATTACCTGATAGGAATGTATTGCAGTATTCACATTGTAAGTGTACATTATCTTCATCAAACCTTACGTTCCAATGATTATTAGCATTAAAAAAATGTCCTGCGTTCTCTTTTAATGGTTTCTTATTACAGCTTATACACTTTAATCCTTTATCTCTTAACCTTATGTACTTGTTGAATACTTGCTGTGCTATCTTGATGTAATCCTGTACAGTCATTAAATCCTGCTTAATCTTTGCTTTCTTCTTTTTCCATTGTTTATCTTTTTCTGATTCAATCCAAATAGTTCTACATTCGTCTTTAAAGCAATATTTTTGTAGTGAATTGTAAGGCTTGAATTGTTCTTTACAATGTTTACATTTTTTCATAACTTACTTAACCATTGATTATATATTTCTACTGCTATTTTTTTGGTCATTAATGGTGGTACACTCATTCCGATTAGATAGTGAGGTTTAATATTTAAAAAGTTATAATCTAGTGGATAACTTCCTATTTTTTTTGCTTCTATATCGCTAGTATATCTTGGCTCGTCAAATAAACAATAACAGTCTTTTTTTGTTGTTAAAGTGCCACAAACATTATCATCATATAAAAAATTAGTTCCAAAACCAGTATTCTCTTTTCCTCTTTCTCTACCATTTATATTAGCAAAAGAAGCGTCTCCTTTTTGTCTTTTTTCCCAGAGAGTTTTGTAAAAATCACTTATTGGATAGTCATTATTGTTTTTGTCTTTTACTTTTTTAAATGGAATTTCTTTTTCTTTAAAATTCATTTCAATTTTAGGTAATTCTGTAAACATATCTACTTGTTCTAAAAATTTACTTGCTAAATCTTTTCGTAAGCAAATAAAAAACACTCTTTCTCTACGTTGTGGAACACCCATTTTAGAAGCATCTAATAGAAAATATTGACAATAATAACCTGCTTTATCAAATTCTTCATATATTTTTTTCACATATTCTTTCGCATTACCTAAAAGTAAACCTTTTACATTTTCAGCAACTACTACTTTAGGCTGCAATTCTTTTGCAAGGTCTATAAAGTCAAAGAATAAAGTATCTAATACTTGCAATTCTTGCCCCTCCCTAAATTTCTTTTCTTTTCCCCAGTCTTTCTCTCTATTACCAGCCATTGAAAAACTGCTACAAGGTGGAGAACCATCTAATATATCTAATTCATATAATTCTTTTGGTAAGTCTTTACGTTTAGCAAAAGTTGTAATACTCTCTAAATAACTATATTTAGGTTTATGATTTTCTTTATAAACTTCCACCATTTTAGGGTCTATATCGTTATGACCTATAACATCAAACCCAGCCAATTTATAACCCATAGTTGAACCACCTCCACAAGCAAAACAACTAAATACTTTTCCTTTATCTTTAGTGAAGTTTGCTTCACTTAATTTCCATTCATATTCTTTCATAATCTAATTTTTATCATAAACAGGTTTATATTCGTTATCAGGATAATTCAAATGTATTCCTACACTATCGCCCAAATCAAAGGCATTTACTACTAATTCATTTAATTCGTCTATTGTCATTTCAGTAGTACTTTTGTCTAATTCTGAAATATGTTTTATTAAATTATCTAGTTCACATATTGACATTATTGTACCTGACTTTACTATATGGTCGTGTAACTGAACAAGGATATAACCTTTGTAGTATTTTATTAGTTTCTTTGTATCTTTTATCATATAATTTAAACTTTGTTTATTTAATTGTTGCTGTTAATTATCAAACTTTATCCAATTACCTATACTAAATGAATTATAAGTTGTGTAACTTACTTCAAATCTTTCTGTAATAGTATCATTTTCAATTATGTTACTAACTATAAAAACATAATCTTCATCATCATATACATTTCTCATAACAACTGTTTTTAACGATGGATTATATTCGCTAAAAGTGTAATATTTTGATGGCTCATAAAACTTATTTATTATTCTGCCCTCTTTCAATTTGTTACCACACGAAAAAAGCATTAATACTAATAATGTGCTTATTGTTTTCATAACGTAAATAAATAACCTATCCCTAAAATAAACATTAACGTAAACAACCAAAATACAATTACTGTAACTGTAAAAATGTTGTTTAACTTTCTTAACTTTTCATCTTCAAACTCTCTCATAATAATTCTTTTAATTCTTTAATTGTTTTTACTACTTTATGCGGTCTAGTACAAAGATAACCACAATAAATCTTTTCTAGTTTAACATTGTCTTTTTCAAAATACATTAGTGTATTAACTTGGTAACATCGAAAACCTAACTCTACTAACTTTCTATCTGTAATCATAACTCATTCATTAATAATTCAACTTTCTTTTTTAATTCTTCATTCTCACGTTCTAACTGTTCTAAATAATCAACATTAGCTTTATTTACTTCTAATTCTTTAGCCATTTCATTATTTATTTTTAATGCTTCATAATATTTTAAACTCCATTCATGATTCATTTTTTCTAACTGCTTATTTATTATTTTCATTTTAAAGCTTATAGAAAGACTTTCTTTAACCGTTTCAATACTTTCTACCATCTTACCTATTAAATCCTTTCTATGGGGATAATTTTCGCTTATTTTCGCATTGTAGTATTCTAGATTGTAAAGTAAAACCTTTAAATCTGATTGAGATGCTAATATTTCTAATTCTTCCATAATCTAAAAAGGGCAATCATCAAAATTATTATTCATTCCTATTTTTGTGAAGTCTGCTTTTTCTACTTCTGTTTTCTTCGGTATAAAAACATTTGTCTGTATGTCTTTAGGTCTTTTAATGCAGTCAATACCTCCACATTTAAAACCATGTCCATAGTTATAATCAAATAATATTGGATTGTTCAACTGTGTTTGCTGTCCTCCTGTAGCTGTATCTTTTACTTTTCTAACATCTACAAATGTAGTAAACTTTAAACTTTCATGACCGTTTAACCTGTGAACTATCAAAAAATCATCCGCTTTATTTGAAAAAGGTTTACCTCCCTCAATATCATCTTTGAATGGTGGTAATAAGTGACCTTCCCAGTCGTGACCTTTTGGATATACTGCTTGTTTACGTCCTGCTGCTGTTGATGGGTGTGCATTAATGTAGATTGTTTTATTTTTAGTCTTACAATACATTTTTAATTCATTTAATACCTCGTAGTTACCTGAATAGCTTAATGATGTTTTTAAAGCATTGTAAGGGTCTAATAGGTAAGCATCAGTGTCTGTTTCATCAAATACCTTTAGAAGTTCCTCAGGTGTATATCGTTTAGTATTATCTACAAATTTAAAGTGATGCTCTAATTTAATAACCCCTCTTTGAATTTCTTTATCTGTAAGTTGTTCAATAGGTCTAGTGTAATACATTTCTAACATATCTCTAAACACTTTGTAAGGTGTATTCTCATCCATGAATAAAGTAAATGTTAAATTGTGGTTAGTTGCTAATGCTAAAAAATACCATTCAACAAAATAAGACTTACCTACGTTATCATGACCTAGTATAAAATTTAATTGACCTTTTTTGTGTAAGAAGTAATCATCAAAGTAAATACCTAAACCTAATCCTTTTTGTATTTTACCAT